GACTTTTAACCCTGCTTTTTTTAATTTTGAAGTAATATCATTTGGGTTAGCAATTACACGTGCATACAACCCGGCTTTACCCCCTGACCATCCAGGTGTTGATGTTCCGCTATTAAAAATCTTCACAGCACCACCTCCACAATCAGGAGAACTATTTCTAACAGAAGGTAATACACAGTTATATTCATCTCCATTTTGAGCCCACCCATATGCACAATTCCCAACACCAGCATTGATTAGATATTGAATATCTTCTAATGTGGAAATAGTACCATTTGGATAAGCGTTATTTAATTTACTGAGTACATCACTTATTTGTTCCAGTTTAATACTATAACTAGAAGACCCATAATACTCTAAATAAATAATATGTTGGAGTTCGCAATTTGAACTACTAGAATTATTATTACTATCGCAATGGTTTAATATTTGTATATTATTAATATCTATCTGTCCTGGAACATTCATACCTTCTAATCCAAACGGTGTTTGACCAGCAACAGCACCCAATACATTAATTTGTTCTTGTATACTTGTATCAATACGATTATATGTTTTATTATTTATAACTGCTTCAGTCCAGAAAACTGTTACAAATCCTGGGGAAGGAATAGAAGCAATAAATCCTTTAATAACACTCTTACCGAATGTTGGATGAACAAAGAAATATTGAATAAAATCACCAGGCTTTGGAGGCATTGGTGCGTCTAATTTATTACCATAACAGTTCTCATTTGCTCTATTCTTATCACTCCATACAGCATTACTATCTTTTGATGTGCTCACTAGACTTTTAATATAATCTATAAATTTCTGCATAGTAGAATATGATCCCTTATATGTTGTATAATTAGAGTTTGAACCGGTAGGATATCCACTTCCTTTTGTTGAACAGCCATTAGCAGTAAATAATTTTTGGTAGCATTCTACCGGGAGAGGATTATATTTATTATCGCATGGTTCCGGATCAGTCCCATAAACACCCTTATAATGTGATTTCACACTATTCCAATCATTACTATTTGCGTCTTTTACCCAATTTTTCATATCATCATATACAGGTTCCCAACCTTGTTTATTCCAATCTGGTCCTTGACGTGCACTATTTTGAGGGGCTACAGTTCCTTTGCTACTCCCACCTGCTGTTTTCCATAAATGACTTAGGCAACTCATAGAATGAGGTCCGGTATCTTCATTAGGTCCAATACATGGGTGTTCATTGCTAAATTTATCACAATCATCTTGTTTTACTAATCCTAGGGATTTCCCAGTTGTTATATCAACATCTTTACAGATATCTTTACTATATTTTGGAACTAATATACCACCTTGTTCTTTATATACAAATGCTTTATTTTTAGTAGGACACCAGGCACATATAGCAGCATCTCCAACCATTTCTTTACAGTTCTTAACAGTTTCACATACTGCTCTCTCTCTTTTTTCTAGACACTGTGATGTTGTTTTTACCCAGCCACCAGGACAAACATCAGTTAATGGTCCATTTTCATCCCCATAACCGAATTTATTATTGTAGAAACAATATCCACACGGTGTATTATCTAATTCTTGACATGTAGTTATAGAAGAACATTGTTGGACACCTGTATCCACATCGTTATCTGTGCTTGTTACGATTTTATTATCACCACCGTCTAGACCAGATACAAAACCACTTGATGGATGCACTAACTGTTCGCCTATTGGTTTTGTTGGATTATATGCTAAAAATGAATTTGCTTCTTTCAATCCACCCATTAGGTTCCCTGATTCACGATATTTATAAAAATCAATCTCTTCTTGGATAAATTCACGCTCTGTTAATGCTTCTTTATATTTTTTTAATTTTGTCCCTATAACTGATAAAGTTAATAATATAGTGATTGTTATTAATATATGTATCAGTTTCATATATATATTAATAATAAATAAATTTTTATTATATTACATACCTTTTTACAAAAGTAAATCCAAAACAATAAGCATAATAATCTCTATTTTTAGACATTTGAAGTTTTGAAATGTTTAATTAATCCAGATATTTTTTTTAGATTTTTATTTATATCATATGTTCCTCTATTCGATTATTAACTAATTCATTATATGTTAATATTTTTTCTCCTATAATCGTGATTTTAATACATTAAAATATCCCTATTTAGAATTTATATAATCTTGATATGGAAAATAATATAATAAATTATTATTTTTTAATTATAACTCTACCTAAATGAACTATTGATAAGTGTTAAATCTCTATATTTAGATATTTAGTTTTTAGTTTTACTAACAAATCAGCCATAGTAATATGATGAATAATCTTATTTCTTTCGTCTAATATTATTAGTGGAATTATATTTATCTACTCATCTACTCATCTAATTAATCTTATTTCAGAACAACCAAATATTTTACAAGGTTTAACTTTGTTATTAGAATGATATAAATAGTATTTAACTGCTTATAATGACTACTTTTATATATTGGTATTATAATATAAAATTGATTTAAATATTAGTTAATTTATACTTAAATAAATCAAATATGTCTTCTGAAACTACACCAATCTTAGTGAAATGTATTAAGTCTAAACCAAAAAAAAAGATAAAGAAAAAACTTGTTTTAGTTGAACCAATAACAAATAAAGATACTAATATTAAAAATAACGGAACTGGTGCTGGTGGTTCAAATACTAATAAAAATGGTCTTTCATATGAAGAATTTACTGACTTAGATGATAGAATAATAATACTGGAAAAAAGTAAATTTTCAAATACAATTAAATTTTATAATAATAAAAAGTCTTTTATTAAAACTAAAAAAGGAAATTTGTTTAACTATATGAAAGATGAAATTAATACAAACATTGAAAAAGGGCACGGATGTAAAAACCCAGATGAATGTTATATAGATAAAGAATTGAAAAATATATTTATTATAGAAAAAAAATTTCAACAATGTTCTGGTTCTGTATGTGAAAAGATACAAACACCAGATTTCAAATTATGGCAATATTCAAGGACTTTTCCAAGTTATAATATAATATATATATATTGTCTATCTGAATGGTTCAAAAAAAACTGTATAGCCGAATTAGAATATTTAGATTTTAAGAATATTTGTTACTTCTGGGGTAGTAGTAAAACATATAAAGATAATATAATAAACTTCATAATTAATTATAAATAATAACTTCTGTTGTTGTTGAACCTGGTTTTTTAGAATTAATTGCCCTCCTTGCTATAATATCAACACAATTATATTCTTTAAACTTATCAGTAACTAAATCTACTTTTGCGTTGCTCATAACAAATTTTATATTTTCCAATTTTTTTATTTCATCAAATAGCAAGTTGTGTGTTTCTAAGTTAAAACCATCAGCTACATATCCAACGAAGGATTTAGAATTTTCTGGAGCGTATGGTGGATCTAAATATACAAAATCTCTTTCTTTAACATTTTTAATTGAATTAGTAAAACTACTATGTTTAAATTTAACATTTTTAATCAAATCACTAATATAATTTAAATCTGTTTCAGATATTATTGTAGGTGTTTTTTTGTAATGTCCATATGGTACATTATATCCATTTGGTCCTTCACGATACATACCTCTAAAACAAGTCTTGTTAATAAACATAAATAGGGCAGAACATTCAATAGTATTTTTGTCTATATTATTATATTTGTTTCTTATCCAATAATAATAACTTTCTTTTGATGTTTTTGCTTCTTCAAAAGAAGTAGGTTTTCTATTGATTATAGAACCCTTGATACTATCATATTCATTGATATATGAATTAATAATTTTATATAATTCTTCTTTATTGCTTTGAATGTTTTTATACACATTGATTAGATCACTATTGATATCATAAGCATAAATTTTATTTTTAATTACAATTTTGTTCTGTTTTTGTAATGATAAAACAGCCAATAAAACACTTCCTCCTCCTAAAAATAGTTCATGATAATTATTCATTTGCTTTGGTATTTTTGAAATAATGTCATTAATAATTTGTGTTTTACCTCCTACCCATTTTAAGAATGGTTTTTGTATTTTCAGTTGATCCATTTTACTCGTTATATTAATATTTAATTCTTTATTTTTAAAAGTCAATTTTTTATTATTTAATTCTTTTAATTTTTCTTCAACTGCTTTATCTACAAGTGCCTTAATTTTATCAGTATTATTTTCACAAGGTGTTTTGCGTCTATAATGAGAATCATAATGAGATTTTTGAGAAAATTCTTTTCCACATCGTTCGCAACTATATTTAACCATTTTTGTTATATGTTGTTAATATATGTTGTTAATTTAAATCAATTTTATAACTTAATTTGAATTAACAAAATTGGATTAATCTCCTAAATATTAGAAAATATGGCAGAAATAATTCGCATCTCTAATATCGAAAATTATACACAGGAAATTATAAATGGTGACTTAATTTTAACACCAAAAGAGATATATATTACAGAAGAAGAACTTGATAAAGTAATATTAACAAAATCTAATATTATAGAATGTATTGTGAAACATGGGAATATGGTTATTTCAAAAAGGATAAAATATATGGGAATTTTAAATGATATATGGTGTTCTATGCCTACGCAAAAAGTTTTACAAACAACAACATTTAATATGAAACTTAGTAATGAAAATGGATTAAAAGGGTATAGTTGGTATCCAAAATTGAATTTATCAATACAAAGAAAGGAAGCAAAATATACATTAAAAGAAATTTTAAATATGATAAAGATTAACAAGTATTCTATTAAATTAATTATTAGAATTGAAACAAATAAAATAATAAATTTTAAATTTAATCTATAATCCTTATAAGTCTCTCCTATTAAAAAGGGTCTAATGGAATATTCAAACCTCTCCTATTAAAAAGGGGTTTAATGGAATATTCAAACCTCTCCTATTAAAAATGGGTCTAATAGAATATACAACTCTCTCCTATTAAAAATGGGTCTAATAGAATATACAACTCTCTCCTATTAAAAAGGGGTTTAATGGAATATTCAAACCTCTCCTATTAAAAAGGGGTTTAATGGAATATTCAAACCTCTCCTATTAAAAAGGGGTTTAATGGAATATTCAAACCTCTCCTATTAAAAAGGGGTTTAAGGGGATATCATCCCCTTTTAATTGAACCTCACAATTATCTCAACATTTTCTTTTTTTATACTACGTGTTGCGGAAATAGATAATTCTTCTCTCGTTTTTCTAGTCTTGGATTTAGAATTCTCAAGTTTTCTTTTTGCAGTGCTATTGTAATTATTCATATCTTTCTCAATTATAGACATATTATTTTCAACAAATTCCAAAATTTCATTATCTAGAGCCCACTTAAAAAAATTTAGTTGCCCTATTGTTGTCTGTATAAAACTATTATTCTTATAAGGTATGTTTATCCTATCCCAACGACAAAAAGGGTCAAACCTCTTTTTACTATATGCCTTAAGTTTTAGTTTATAATCCATATATACTTTGAACCGCTTAACATCCCTATTTTCACTTTCCATTGTATCGTCATTATTTGCGGTGTTCCCACTCACTCCACCAGCATTTATATTATAAATAACAAAATTCTTCTTAGCGTAATTTGTAACAAACCAATCAATAATCCTTATTGATGTTAATGATTGACCATTAATAATTGGTATTATCTTCTCTAATAACTCATAATTATTCTTTCCATAATATTTTAATAAGTTATTTAATAACAACTCATTTTGAGTAGTATATAATCTATTCATTTTATATATAAGTATTTTTCAACTATAATATTTAAATTGTTATAACGAATATAAATATAGATATATTTGAGTTGGTATAATATCCCTAAATTAATTATAATTGGAATCCTTAGGTCTTAAAAATTCATCTTCCGTATTGAGGTGATCAATATAATTCCCATTAGTAACAAAGGGATTAATGTTCTTTTGAATAACCATATGACGATTTGATAATTTCTCATTTTGTTCTTCTCTATGTTTTGTGCGTTGCGTGAATACCTCTTTATTTAAATGTCCACCATTCATACCTTGTCTAATATCTGGCTTATTTTGTCCCTCATTATAATATAAATTTTCCCCTATATGATTAAAATCATTTATTGTTCCTAATTCTAAACCACCATTATCAATAACTTTATTATATTCAGTATTACTTACATTATCTTCTTTAACAATAACAGCTCTCTTAATACTTCTCTCATTAATAGAACCATTACTCCATTTTAATTGTATCATTGATATATTTTTATTATATGATATAATTTTTTTATTATTTAAATTTAATTAACCACATATTATCCCTTCTTTATAATTTTCATTTGTTTTGTGAATCTAAAATTATCATCATTCATACGTCTCTTTTGTAAATTACATGATAAACAAGATATAACACAATTATTCTTATGATGTCCTATATTATTATCAATCCTGTCTAGCGTCCATTGATTTGGATCCCTATATTCAGTATATAAAATATATACAATCTTCCTACAATAACTACAAATAAGACATGAATTGGCTAATAATTCAACTGTATCGCGGAGAGAAATAATCAAGTCACTGGTATATATTTTTTTATTCTTGTCTTGTTGTCCATATCCACAAATTTTATTTTTTATTTCTTTTAATACAATATTATAAATTCTAGATTTTGGTATGCTTTTTTTATTATTTATTTCTACAGAACCAATTATATTATCTAGTTGTAAATTATAGGTTTCGTCTTCCATATCTTCTTCTTCATGGCATTCATAATATATTAATTCACCGTCATCTATATTTCCTATAATATCACAGTCAGTATTATTAATGACATCTATAATTTCTTTCTGCGTATTGTGTGAAATTATACTATGTAACCTTTCTTTTTTAAAAGGTAAATCCCATACGTTAATTATATCCCTGTATTGGATCTTTTTA